TTTATCTAAACCAAACAACAAACAAAATGGCAATCACACAATCATTCAACTACACATGGGATGGGCAGGTAGCAACCGACGTGCTTATTAAGCCCGTTGTACAAAGTCCTGACTTCCTTACTTTCTTTAATGTAAAAACTGGCATCAAAAACAAGTGGCAAATCACACTTGGCGCGGCCATGTCAAACATTATTAAGAAAGCAACTGCATGTAACGACCGCACACCTTCAGGCACTGGCGCACTTACTAACCGTACTCTTGAACTTCAGGAAATGGAGTTCTTTGTTTCGGCTTGTAAATCAGAGTTTGAAAACCAATTCACTGAAGAGTGGCTAAAAACTGGAAACGACATCAACGACCTTTCGGGTACCGATGCCGAGCGTTTAATCCTTAACCTTTTGACTCCTGGTTTCAAATCAGATTTGTCAAGATTGTTTTGGTTCGGTAACGCTGGTTCAGCCAATGCCGACCTTAACGGTATGACTGGTGTATGGACTCGCTTGTTTGCAGGTGTGCAAGATAGCTACTGTGTTAAGCGTGTTGACAACATCGCTACCCTTAACCAAACAGCTGGCTCACGTGCTGTAGATTATTTGGAAAACGCTTACGTGCAAGCTCCAATAATCCTTAAGCAAATAGAAGCTGGCAGCAAAAGATTCTTGGTAACTGGCAACATCTTTGAAAACTACATGAAGTATCTTGAGTCTACCGATTCAAGTGCTAACGGTGTACGTTTGATAACTGAAGGTCAAGTACGTTTGTTCTATCGTGGTATCGAAGTAGTACCTATGTACAACTGGGACAACGACATTTCAGCTTACTCACTAGGTTCGCCTAGCCGTTTGCTTTACACTACTCCTGACAACCACTGGATTGGTGTAAGTGCTGCTGCTGACATTGATGGCATAAGCGCATGGTATGAAAAGAAAGACCGTACGTACTACGTAGAAAACCAATTTAAATTGGGTTACCAATACGCACATTGCGACTTGCAAGTAGTTTCTTACGGTGCTGCATCTTAAATAATTATACCCCCCCTTAATTGGGGGGTTTACCTTTTAAATTAAAGAAATATGGCAGAGTGTTTATTAACGGGAGGTATCTCCATAGATTGCTCAAACCTTAAAAGCGTAGGAGGGGTTTCTAAAACCTTTTATGCTGTTAGTTTGAGTAATATCGCAAGCTATACTGAAGCGAGCGGTTACATTACAAACATTGTCCTAGATTCTTATACTAAGATGTATAAGTTCGTAGGACAAAAACGTGGTAATAGCAAGTCCATAAACGGTGTTGTACAGGCTGGTGCTAACAAGTTTTTTGAGCATGTGTTTATCGGTAAGTTGTACGCTTCCACTCCTGACGACGATACCGTGATTGAGGATTTGATGACTAGCGATGTAGTGATTTTTAACAAAGACAATAACGGCAATTGGTTTGCTTACGGCTTCGAAAACGGCATGGAGGTAACAGCCTATGCGCAAACTTCAGGCACGGAAGCGGCCACAGATACGAGCGACACGCTTACCTTCACAGGCCAAGAGAAAAAGAAACCTAGAAGGTTGAATTTAACTGGCGGTAACGAAGCTAAGTTGGAATCTTTATTGTAAATTTGAGCGAGTAGTTAGGAATTTTCATAGTTTATTAGGATTAAAAAGACAGTGGGTTTTGCTCACTGTTTTTTTTTGTTTAAATAGTGCATAACTTTGCACCATGTTAGATGACCTAGTAAACACATTCAACGCTATACCGACTGGCAGTAGCTGCGATTCCGACAAAACAGCACAACAGAATATCATGTACGCTTGCCATTTGTATAATAAACTAACTAATCAAAGTATAGGGTGTTCAGTTTGCAAGTGGCAAGGGGCGATTAAACCTGCAATAGTTAAATATCTTAAAGGTTGTGGCAAACTATAGAGCCTATCAAATAGCATTTGATGAAACCAGCAAGGCGAATGTCGATAAAGATTTTGCATGGACTTATTTCCAAAAGGAAGTTACACCATTCTTTGAAAACGAAGTAATGCTGAAATTGATAAATGCAGGTGCTAATAAGCAAGCGGATTACTTTGCGGTGCTATCGCATAAGTTTTTTAGCGATACTATAAATAAGGAATTGAAACCTATTACAAAGGAAGAGATAGTAAATAGCTTAGGCGATACCGATGTGGTGTCTTTTTTTGGCTACCAAACAAACAGCCAAATGTTTTTGCATGCCGAAAAAGTACATAAGGGTATAGCAGAATGTTTTTACGAATTGTTTCATCTACTAGGCTTAAAATACAATCCTTTAGAGCCTATTCGATTTGTGGTTTATCGTAATTGTTTTTTTGCCCGTAGCGAGGTGTACGAAAGATATGTAAAGGAAATGCTACAGCCGTGCATAGAGTTAATGAGCGATAAGAAAAACCATGTTTTATGGCAAGCCATTTGGAAAGATAGTCGCTATCCTTACCAAGATAACCGATTTCAAAAGCATGTAGGGTTAAGAGATAAATTTGTTCACGATATGGGCGTTCCTTACTACCCATTCCATACCTTTATACTTGAAAGAATGTTTAGCTATTGGCTAAATTTGAATAAAGAAATAACTTGTAAACACATATGAGAAATATACACATCATTCACGCTAGCCGTGCAAGGGCAAGCCAAGCGGAGCGCACGTATCGTAACTGGTCAAACTACATGGTATTTGGCGATAGCTACACGATAGCAATAGAAGCTGACAACTGGAGCGATTACCGAAATTTGCCGGTATTGATTGTGCCGAGCAAAACAGCTATTTCGGCTTACAATTTAGCGGCTAAGGAATTGCAAGGTAAGTTCAAAGAGAACGATATTATAATAGCCTTAAGCGACGATTTCCCAATGCCGTGCGATTTAGATTTAATTCGAGATGCGGTCGATACCGATAAGCTATTAAAGACTTACGATGGTGTGCAAAATTGGATAGTTACACTTCCTATTATGGGTGTCGGTTACTACAAAAGCAAAGGCTACATTTATCCACCACAGTACAGCCACATGTTTGCAGATACGCATATAACACATGAAGCGGAGATTGAAGGCAAGTTGCAATTCCGAAACGATATAGTAATTAAACATGAGCACTATTCTATTGGTGGTGTCGCAAAGGATTATCTGAATGAGAGAAACGATGGAACTTGGAAACAAGGCATGGACGAATATTTAAAATGGGCTAAAGCAAAGCCATTACCTACAAGTAAAGAAGCGCAGCCACATGTTAACTGGATGAAACAAAATGGATATTAAACTTAGCATTTTGATTTGTTCAATTCCTGAAAGAAGCCAGCAACTTGCTGAAGTATTAACTATATTTAAAAATCAAACAGTTGGAAAACCTGTTGAGATTTTATCTGATTGCACGGGCAAAGAACTTAGCATCGGTAGCAAGCGACAAAAATTACTTGAAAAAGCGCAAGGCAAATGGATTGTTTATTTTGACGATGACGATTTACCATTTAACTACTATGTAAATGAAATTTTAAAAGGTTGCGATACAGATGCAGACTGCATGGGAATTAATGGTATAATGACTACAAATGGTCAAAACCAACAAACATGGGTGCATAAGTTAGGTTATCCAATAGCAGAAAATATGTTTGGTTTTAATTACGTTCGTCCGATTATACATTTTAATCCAGTCTTAAAATGGAAAGCAATTTTAGCAGGCTTTAAAGATATGCGATATGGTGAGGATATGGACTATGCAAAAAGGCTAAACCCATTACTTGAAAAAGAATATTACATAAACAAACCTTTATTTCATTATCGGTATTCAAATAAAATCCCACATAACCAAAAATATGGAATCTAATATAAAAGCATGTTTTGTAAATGCTGGCTTTGGGAAGTGGTATCCAAAAGGAAGCGAAAGGTTGGAAAGGTCAATGATATATTTTGGTTGTGCGCATGATATGTTTTTTACACGTGAGCCAATTGAGTATATGGATACTACAAAGCCATATCGTATAAAATACCATGCTTTAAAGGATGCTATTGACAAAGGTTATACCCATTTAATTTGGTTAGATTGTTCGCTATGGTTTACCGATTCTCCAAACATTTTAATGGAAAAACTAAATCATAACGGCGGTTTCTTTGTTCATTCAGGTTTTAATTTAGCACAAACAAGCGCAGATAGTGATTTGGAATGGGCAAAAAAAACAAGAGATGAAGCGGAATTATTACCCGAAATATGGTCATGTGTTTTTGGTTTTAACTTAGAAACCGAAGTAGGGAAAAAGTTTTGGCAAATATTTGAAAACGCTTTTGAGAATGGTGTATTTGATACTTCACGATTACATGCAAATAACAGTTTAGATGAACGATTTCTTTACGCAAGGCAAGACCAAACAGCGGTAAGCTGGGCATATTATACAAGCGGTTATGATTGCGCTATTGACCCAAATGGAATAGTAACTGATTTCGATAACAATAAACCATCTTTAATTTATAGGCAAGGATTATGAGAACACAGGAATACATAGCGAGAAATTTACAAGGATTTGAAGGGGATGAATCTTTGGCAAATGAAATAAAAGAAGCTACACAAGGCATTGATATTTGTGTAGAAACTGGGACGTATTTGGGAGGTACGACAAAGCGGTTTTCTCAAATGTTTAAAAAAGTGCATACTATCGAGTTTTTGCCCGAAAATTTTGAAAAGGCAAAACAGCATTTACAAGGTTGTGAAAATGTTATACAATATTTAGGCGATTCAGCTAAACAATTGCCAACGGTTATCAAGCGTATCCGCTCGGAAAAATGTTTTTTCTTTTTGGATGCACACTGGCAAAACGATTGCCCTTTGATAGATGAATTAAATGTAATAGCGCAATCAAACAAAAAAGGCATTATTGCAATTCACGATTGGAAAGTGCCTAATACAGATTTAGGTTATGATAGTTACAATGGCCAAGATTTTACTATAGAATGGATAAAGCCAACATTGGATAAATGCTTTGCAAAATATAGAATTTGGTATAATGATGCCAATAAAGCCCAAGGTGCAAGACGTGGAGTTTTATTTATAGAAATATGATAAAGATATTGCAAGGCTGGTTAAGCTATCTATTTACAAAGCCAACTGAATTAACTAAGGCAAGGAGAGCAATTTGCGCCAAATGCAAAGAGAATTTAAACGGCATGTGTTTGGCTTGCGGTTGCGTAATTAAAGCTAAAACAGCGTGTGAAAATTGCAAGTGTATAATTGGTAAATGGTAATGAAGCTAGCTGCTATTTTTAATGTATACGATGGTGAAGAACTTTTAGAAGGTTCTATACGTCAGATACTGCCCTATGTTGATGAGGTAATAGCCGTTGTGCAAACAATTAGCAATTGGGGCGAAAGATATTACGGGGGTGCAAATGAAGTAGATAGGCTGTTTAATAAAGGTTACATTAATAAAGTAATAGAATTTGAGCCACAAATAACTAACGAGCGTTTAAACGGATGCTATAACGAAACAAAAAAAAGGTCACTAGGCTTGGATTATGCAAGGCAAAAAGGACACAGCCATTTTCTATTTTTGGATTGTGACGAGTATTACGATAGTGAGCAGTTTGAACAAGCTAAAAACTTTATAGTTGAAAAGGATTTGCATGCTACTTGCTGTCACATCCAAGCCTACGAGAAATACCCTACACTGGCCAAAATAGAAACCGAAGGGTATTACGTGCCGTTTATTCACAAAATACAGACTACTAACAAAATAGGTTTTCAAAAATACCCGTACTATTGCGACCCTACTCGCACTACAGACCATAGCTATTCACACCTTTTCAAAAAAGAAGAGGTGTTAATGCACCATTTTACAACTATCAGAACCGATATTGAGCGAAAATACAGAAACTCGAGCGCTAAAAATAATTTTCAAATAGAGGAAATGTTGCACATTTATGCACAAATACAAGAGAAGGAAAGCAATTCGCTTAATTTAGTGCCAAACAAATTTGGCATCCATGTCGGCAATAGCACGATTTTATAACTTGTTCAGGGGTTTAGCACCAATCGCTAAACAAGACAAGTCAAACGATATACTTCCTTACGGCAAAACAAACGATTTTCCATTACGATTAACGGAAGCTGTTTACGATTCACCCGTGGCTACGGCTACACTTGGAAAGCTAAAAAAATACATAGCTGGCGATGGGTTTGCAGTTGATGAAATAGCTAACCTTAAAATTAATAGCGAAGGTCAAAGTATGGACACGCTATTAAAGCAAATTGTTGAAGACTATACTTTGCTAAGGGGTTTTGCTTTGCACATTACCTACAATCAACTATTTAAAATACTTGAAATAAAGCACGTGCCGTTTGAAACGTGCCGGCTACAAATTCCTGATGATAAAGGCAATGTAGCCAAAATTGGTGTTAACCCATTTTACGGACTTCCTGACTTTAAAAAAAATCAAACGAAATTTTATGATGTATTCGACCCTTCCAAAGTAGCTGAACAATACGCAGCAGAAAAGGACATGTACAAAGGTCAAATATTTTGGTATGCCGAAACCAAAATAAATAACCGATTTTACCCCGTGCCCGATTACTATTCGGCCATGCAAGATATTGTGGCCGATGCAAAAACGGGAACGTATCGTGAAAGACTAGTCGATAACAATTTTTACCAATCGGTATTAATCCAAATGATTGGCGACCCTGACGAAAAAATACAACTTGACGAAAAGGGCGAAAGGTTTACAACTATTGGCGAGCAGTTCGATGAGGACTTGCGTTCAATGACTGGTGGCGAAGCGGCTGGCAGTGCGTTAGTTACTTGGTCACGTGATGCCGACTCAATGCCCAAAGTAGTTCCATTCCCTAACAACTATAACGATAAAATAAGCGAAGCCTTCATTAAGCAAGTACAGCAAAATATTTGCATGGCCGTTGGTGTTCATCCCGTGCTAATAGGTATTGACCAAAGTTCAAGTTTAGGCAATAACAACATTTTGATTAATGCAATTAAGATGTTGCAACAAAACGTAAACGAACCTCAAAGGGATATAGAAAGAGCCTTGCAATACGTTATGAAATATTGGAATATACCTTTTGACGTTTTGACTATTGTTATTAGGCCACTTTCATTGGTTGTAGATTTGCCCGATTACGTTCTTAATGCTTTGACAACTGAAGAAAAAAGGTTGTGGATTCAAGAAAATTATGATGTTGAACTTGTAAATATAACCGATGAATTGAAAGATAGATTAAATGTTATTAACACATTTAGCCCAATTGTAGCAAACAAAGTTCTTACTTCATTAACAAATACTGAAATAAGAGGTTTAGTTGGCCTGCCACCAATTGAAGATGTGATTGGCAATCAAATGAATGACCTAACAAATATGTCATTTAATACACCAATGAATGTGTCTAAATCCGAAATAGATGCACGCTACAAAAAATATCACAGCCTTGTAAATATGACCTACAAAGAATTACAATTGTGGAGCGAAAGCGAATGCTGTAAAGCACTAGGATACTCAAAGCAACCTATTCAGCGAAACCTACACTTGCTAAACACAAACAAGGGCGAATGGGGTAGCAAAGAATATAGGATTGCAGGGCAAATAATATCGGCCATAAACCGTTTGTTAGAATACGAAACCGACACCGTAATAACTAACGGTGAAACGGAATGTGGCAATAAACGTGATTTAGCACTTAAAAACTTAGGATACAGAATATGAGTTGCAGAACGCTGTTAATATCAATAGATACCCTTTACGAGTGGGTTGATATAGCTTTGGATATAGATGCCGAAAAGCTAACAAGAGCAATTATGGTAGCACAAGATAGGTTTATAAAACCTTTGTTGTGTCAAGATTTGTTTGAGGAATTGCAGGTGCAGATTGATAATGAAACTATCCAAGCCGATTACCAAAATTTACTAGATGCTATTTCGCCAACATTGGCTTTTCGTGCCTATGCTAGGTTTCTAAACTCGGCAAATATAGACAGTACCGAAAAAGGGTTGCGAACTTACCGAGAGGATAACAGCGATGTAATCTCTGACAAACGATTGGGGGAATTGATGAAACAAGCCGACCAGGATGCTTTGTCGTACGAGCAAGATTTAAAAATATTCCTGCAAAAAAACAAAGAATGTTTTTCACCTTATTACGACAATTGCGGGTGCGACTTACGTACCGATGGGTATGGCTTTAAAATTACTAGCGTAGGCCATAAAGCTAAAAAACCTAAAAAACAACTTTACGATTTATTAGATTCTGAATATGTTCAGCGTAGTTCAAAACAGTACCCGAAAAGTCAAACTGACTTATAATAATAGCTTAGGCTATTTTTTAATAAAGTTTGTCAATCCGTTTAATAACGACATTGTCTTTTCTATTTTTGAAAATAAAGGCAGTGCGTTAAAACCTATAATAGAGGTCAAGGATACGGGTGATGTTGCACCGAATCCTTTACTAGGTGAAGTGCGTTTGAACGTGCTAGGCAATTGGAATGCGTTCATTTATAAGCAATCTAGTAGCTCAAATTTGAATCCTGCCAATGCCACATTTATAACTGAAACCATAGTATTTGTACAAGGCGATGCTAAGTGTGTTATACCTCCTAGAAATAGCGATGTAATAAAAACATGTGCGGATGTTAAGGAATGTATTGGAATAATTAGCACGGGCAACGCTAGCTATTTTTTAAATGAGCAAGGCGATTTTATCGAGGTCGATACAGAAACCGACATTACAGGTTTAATTGAAGATGGTAGCAATATAACGATTTCAGGAAGCGGAACGATTGCCGACCCTTATATCATAAGTGCAAGTGATGGTGGTATTTCACATGCTACGGCAAGCGGAACAGATACCTACACGGCCACAATTTCAGGGGTTACGAGTTATTCCGATGGGGATGCGTATTTGATTCGATTTACGAATGGTAATACAAGTGGTGCTACACTTAACATTAATTCACTAGGCGCTAAATCCTTATTCAGAAATAACGATGGTGCTTTGATTGGTGGCGATATTGTGGATGGTGCAGAAATGCTTTGTATTTACAATTCAACTGCCGATAATTTTCAGGTAATTGGAACTGCACCAAATAGCTTAATAGCGTATGTAACCAATGCCGATAGCGTTAGTCTTACCAAAGGAATGGCGGTTTATGCTTTCGGAGGGCAAGGCGATAGAATGACCGTTAAGAGGGCAAATAATGTGGGCGATTCAACTTCAGCACAAACGGTTGGCCTTGTACTTTCGGCTTCTATTTCAGCAGGTCAAAAAGGGTTAATAATGATGCAAGGGTTGTTGGATGGTTTAAGCATATTGCCTACTTCAACATTTGCAGATGGAGACCCTATTTACTTAGGTTCAACGGCAGGAAGTATTACAAAAGTAAAACCATACGCTCCAAATCATTTAGTGTATTTGGGGGTCGTTACAACGGCAAGTAACGGAAGTGCTGGGCGAATGTATGTTAAGGTTCAGAATGGTTATGAACTAGATGAACTGCATAACGTACAAGCACAAAGTCCTACATTAAAAGACACGCTTTGGTACGATAATAGCGTTTCACCAGCACAATGGAAAACGGCAAGCATAGCGACTATTTTAGGATTTACATCTGAAAACATAGCTAACAAAAGTACAAGCGTAACGACTGACCAAGCTAGCAACACTAAATACCCATCCGTTAAATCTGTTTTTGATTGGGTAACTGGATTAGGTTATTTACTTGCAAGTACGGCAGCTTCAACTTACCAAACACTTGCCAACCTAGTTACAAGTTTTGGAGTGACACCAAGCGATTCTAAATACCCTAGCGAAAAGTTAGTTAAAGATAGTTTAGATGCCAAAGTAACGGCAAATGCTGCAATTACGGGTGCTACAAAGACTAAAATTACTTATGATAGCAAAGGACTTGTAACAGCAGGTGCGGATATAGCAGCTAGCGATTTGCCAAGTGGTATAGACGCTACTAAAATTGCGGATGGTAGCGTGTCAAATACGGAATTTCAGTATCTTGATGGGGTTACAAGTTCGATACAAACTCAGTTAAATAATAAATTAGATTCGTACACATTTTTTATTCAAAATGCACAATTTTCGCCAGCCGATGGTATAACTTATTATATTAATAGCATAGTAGGCGCACCTTCTCAAACAGCGGCAAACAGAATATTTAAATTTTCAACCGCAGGCACGTTAAACTCTTTTATATTTTCTTTATTGCAAGGTACTAATGGAAGTAATGAAACGGTAACTGTAAGCATAAGAAATAACACGACTACGGTAGAAACGCAGTTAGGCACTTTTACAAGTGATTTTGGTGCAAATACGACAGCAGTAATAAGTTTTACTAGTCTTTCAATATCTGTTAATACGACCGATAATTACACAATAAAAATAGCTTGTCCGACATGGACTACAAATCCTACGAACTGGATAATTGGTGGAAATTTATTAGTTACGATATGATAAAAGAATACGAAATAATTTATGAGCCTGTTGTAGTAGATGGAGTAGAAATCCCCAAATACAACATTTATTACTACATCAATGATGTTTTAGAATTAATAGAATATCATTCAACCGATGGCATTAACGGAGAAATACGTTATGGCTACAAACCAAAAAATAGTTAGCAATGCACCACGATTCACATCAACATACAGCCGATAGTTTTATGCTTTTGATTTTCAATTCAATTGTGTTTCTCTTTACTTCCGTTCAATGGTCTTTTTTTGAAGAGCAAATGGAAAGCATTTTAAAGCTGATTGTGTTAATTAGTTCAGCTACCTATACCATTTGGCGATTTAGGACAGAGTATGTAAAAGAAAAGCGGAATGAAAATAAGTGAAAACTTTACTTTAGCCGAATTTACAAAGTCCGAAACGGCCATGAAAAAAGGGTATAAAGAGCAGTTTGCTCCGAGTGCCGAAATAATCGACAATTTAAAAGCCTTAGCCGTTAATGTAGCAGAACCAATACGAGCCAAATTTGGTAGCTTTTCGCCTACTGTGGCTTATCGATGCGAGCGCACAAACAAAGCGGTGGGCGGTGCAATAAAGTCAGAACATTTAACTGGCTGTGCTTTTGATGAAACCTTTATAAGTGGCGATAAAAACATTAGCAAAGAAGTATTTGATTGGATTATTAAAGGTGGTTTATCTAAATGGTCTAAACTTATTTTAGAATATCCCGATAAAAACGGAATACCTAGATGGCTTCATATAGGGTATGACAGAAAAAACCTTAACAAAAAAGTTTTAGTAATTGACAGAGCAACACCAAACGGAATAGATTATTTTAAAAGCAAATACTACAAATGAAAAAAAGATATACATTCTCATTTTATAACCTACTAGACAGCACTCCAAAGGAAGTAGTCGGGTTGCAAAATAAAGTAAAAATGTTTGGTGGAGCGGTTATTTCATCTACTTATATGACTGCCAATGAACATTCAACATTGATTGCCATGTGTGTATTTTTTTTAATTAACGAGTTAATCGGTTGCATCGGTCATGAATAAAAAAATGGTTTGGCTTCCTAGAATGGTGGCGGTGGCTTTTGCCTTGCTGGCCATCTTTACTTATTTTGACCATTGCTCAAGGTACCAGGATACCAAAGACGAAATGAAAGACTATATTTATCAGATCGATAAATTTGAACAAAAGGAAGCGGAGTTAATAAGCGAAAAGGAATTGTTAGTGCAGGATTTACAAATAGCTGAAGTAAAAATAAAGACTAAAAAAATGAAGTTTAGCGATAGTACGAAACGGTTAAAAAAGGTTTTAGCAGACACTATTTTAACCGATACAGTAAAGAATGCTATTGAGAATGCTATAAGCGATGCGGAGCAGTTAACCGAGATTCAAGACACCACAATTCAACTGCTTAATCAAACTATTGCCATTCAGGAAAAACAAATCGAAAATCGAGATACATTAATCCTAGAGCAAAAAAAGGTAATAGAAAAGCAAGAGCAAGACAGCAAAAGGCAAAGTAAAAAAAGCAAGTTGAGGAAGGTAGGCAATACTGCATTAATTGCTAGTTTAGTTGGATTGGTGCTGTTTTTCGCAGTTAAGTAATTAATTTTTTAACTCAAACGACCCATACCACACCATCAATTCCAAATGCTTTATGGTGGTGGTAATTGGTGGCTTTTTGCGTTCTAGGTAAGTAAACCGGCACGTCTCGGAATCCACTGCATCTACCTTAATCAGACCATCGTGCTTTGATTCATAAGTTCCAAATTGGACTTTTGGCAATTGCTTTTGTTTAGCTTTCATAAATACATCTCGTTTTTGCCTTGTTTTAGGCTTTCTGTTAAACGCAAATATAATTGTAAGGTGTTTGTAAGGTAAAAAATTTAAACGTCTTAAATCGCATTATTTTAATAATTCTTTCAGCCTTTCTATCATTGTCAATTGCACAACATGGTATTTACGCTTTTTAAAACGTACAACTGGCTCGTAAGTCATGTGAAAGGTACACACTCGGCACGTTCTTAAATGCCTTTTGTCGTAGCTTAAATTGGCACGTTTGGATTTGCCAAACATAAACAAAGGTAATTTCAAATTGCATCGGTAACATCTTTTCATTCTTCTACTATTTCAAATTTTATTTGTACGTTCATTTGACTTGCCAAATTTTGCCAACTTTTATAGTAACTTTTAGCTTGTTCTTTGCTTTCAAACACATGCACTACTGGACTTGGATTGTCAGCAAAGTACAGCGAGATTTTGTATAGTAAATTTTTCATCTTAAAAAGGGTTTTCTTCATCAATTACTGTATGTATTCTTTTAACGGCTAAGTCCAGTGGGTTACTGCTAAATTCAGGCATTTCGGCATACTCTTCTACTATCTTTTTGTCGGTTTCTTTGGCTTTCTCTTTAATGTACATTTCGAGGTGGTCAACACCTTCTACTAAATATCTTTTTGACCTGCCATCCATGTTTATTTCTTTCATCCCTATTTTTCCAACTATCTTTTGCCTACGTATTTTTAGGCTCTCAATTTGGCAAATAGTGCTTTCGGGGTCGGTTTGGCGATACGGTCTGTGATAAACAAGTATGTTATCCATTTTATTATTCCACATTGCACCACCTGCAATCATTCCCGTGTTTGGTCGTGGAAAATTCCCATCCGCACCTGCTCGCAATGCTTCTTTTGTCGGGTGCGCTACAATCACAAAGCACTGGTCATTCTCCCTTGCAAACTGCGTATATTCACTTAAAACCCTGCCTATGTATTGGTCATCTCTTGCTACACCTTGCTCGGCATTTGATAGCTGGTTAAATGGGTCAATTACGCAAAAGTCCACCTTCTTTTTGATTATCAATTCCAAAAACCTTGCACGGATATAACTTGGTGTCGGGAAATTATCTTTGGGGTATACAAAGAAAAAATGGTCTGCAATGAAATCATAAATCGCACTGTATAAATTCTCATCGGGTCGGCTAAGCAAAAAAGGAAGGCAAGGACTTCCCCAATAAATCTCTACAAGTTCATGATAAAATTCATGTGCTGGGAAATCTTCAGGTGCGTATAAAGCAAATTTTTTATTCTCACATACTACCTGCAAAAGCATCAAGTATTTTAGAAATGTCGATTTGCCATAATTACCTATTCCAGTAAGCAAAGTTATTTCACCTTTTTTCCATTTAAAAAGATTGTCTAGTTCCCCCATGTAAAGAGGACTTGCAGATACATGGCCATAACGCAAAAGATTCAAAGCATCTTCTTTCACATCTTCACCGAAAATAACATCCTTTGCTTTTTCCTCAAGGTCGTAAATCGAATCGTCTATTTTAACCTCGCAGTTATCTACTCGGTTAACTAGCACATCCTTTGTAAAATGCGCTGAGTTAGCTTGGTTAGAACGATATGCGCTGTTGATAGCTTGCTCTGCCTCGTGCTGGCTAAACTCCGTGCTTTTGCTTAAAATATCATAATTGATATTGGCTTGGCAATCCGATTTGCTCATTCCAAAGCGACAACATGCCGAGGCTAACTTGTAAATAAATCGGTTTCTATTACCGTTTATAAAAGCTTCGTTACTATTGGTTAGCCATGTAAGTAGCTTTTGATATACCTCGTTTTGCGGAACCTCGATATTTTGTTTCTGCTGGTATGTTTGAACTATCTTGTACTTGGTAAAAGGCTCGCACGTTTCTTTGATTAAAATATCGGGGTCGTAGCTTTCAAAACATACCCTAGCTACGTTAATGCCAGTGCGGTCTATTTCGGGCATAATATCGCGCAAGGCTTCAAAATGCTCACGGTGTCTTTTGCCATCTGCTATTCTAACAAGTAACTTAACACCAGTCGCTCTTGGACTAAGCCAACTGGCAATTGCATAAGGCAATTCAAACAATTCTTTCTTTTTGGCTTCAGGGTTTTTTTCATCATCAAAGTCTAAAATTAAAAACCCCGAATGTTCGACTATCAAATTGTCTTTCCTATTGGCTTCGAATTTGCCACTAAAACAGACACTAGGAAGCGTTTTTTTTATTTCGTTAGCTTCATCCTTGCTTTTAGCTTTGCGTATCTCCAGCACGCGATTTTTGGCCTTCTTGCCGTTCTTAATTCTTTCTAACGCTTGCGCTATTGTAATGTGCGCAAATTCATCGGTCTTGACGATGTTAGGGTATATCGTGCAGATTTTATTTAGCATAATTTTGAAGTTTATAAAATTTTAAAATTTCATCAAGTTCTGTATCGGACAATATTTTGTCATCATCCCATCTCAAAGGGCGCAATCCAAGTTTCAAACAATCGTAGTAATAGATGTACGGCTGTTGGTAGTTGGAAGGTATTGGTGTTTGTTTCGGATGTAAAGGCAAAGGTAAAGGTGTGCTAACGGCTGGCAAAATTATTTCATCTTCCCATGCACAATTATTTAAGTACGTGTCGGGGTTTTTTCTGTACTGCGAATCAGGTGTGACCGCTACATATTTAGGTACATGCAAAATTATAGCTTGCTTAGTTTCTTCTTTTAACTTACTCCATTTTTTCAGCGTATTTTTCTTATCTACTTTTTTATCGTACAAATTCCAAAAAGTATCAAACAAAGAATCATTAATTGTTTTTGGTTCTATTGTTTTTGGTTCTATTGTTGTTTGTTCTATTATGGGTACAGTGCTGTCCTTTTGCTGTATAGTCGCTAAATCAAGTGCTGTATAAGTGCTGTCCTTCCGCTGTATCAATTTTTGATTAAGCGAAATTATTGTACTTGTGTTTTGATTAATTGATTTTTGTACGACTATAATAAAACCCCACTCAACTAAATCATTAAAAACACCATAGTAAGTGTTCTTTGATTTTATACGAAGTATCTCCATTGAATCTTCTGTTGGCAATCCAAACTTTTCTTTTTGCCCAAGACGATTCCACTTTTCGCATATCCAAAAAAACATAGCTGTATGGTTGCTATTGTATTTATCAGGATTGTCAAAGCACCAATTATGCCATGTCCGACTTAATTCATATCCGTTCATTTTGTTTGTTGGTAAAATAAAAAACCCACCAACTTTCGGTAAATGCAGTTACCTACGGTTAATGGGTTTTGGTCTAAGACCAATACTCTACATCGTCTGCATACGAAGGGCAATCCTTTTGCCAGTACAAATATACTAAATTTTAAAACAACGATGTTTGTTTTTTAACTTCAGTACAATTAATTAGATTCTTTTTAGCTATATCGAAATAACTTTCTTTTAACTCAAATCCTATCCCTTTTCTACCCATTTTTACAGCTTGATAAACTTCGCTACCAATACCCATAAATGGTGTTAAAACAATATCACCTTTATTAGAATATAGATGTATTAGCCTTTCAATTGTATCAAGTTGAAGAGGGCATATATGTTTTTCGTCATTGTCTTCTCTACCATTTCTAAACCCTTGTAAAGTATTTGAATAGTTTATATCCATCCATACTGGAGATGCATATTTTTGCCATAAATTGACACTTAATTCTGTATTCATTACTGGGTTATTTCTTTCACCATCTTTTCTAAATATCATTACATAATCAGGAATACCGACACGGCTCATAGTACTATCCTTTTTCACTTGTTTATGCAGTAATCCAAGTGCTTTTGTTCTTTGCATTTCAATTACTGGGTCTTTCCAAATAGTAACTCTACTTGCATAAATAAAACCTGCATCTTCAAAAGATTTTAAAATCATTCCACTAAAATCACGAAGTCCAATAAATCCTTCTTTCCCTTTTTGTATTGGCAAATCCATACAATGAATTGCCACATTTCTGCCTTGCATCATTACTCTATATAACTCTTTAATAAGAAAACTAAATTGCGTTAAAAATTCATTGTAATCTTTTGAATTACCCATATCTTCTATATGGTTTGAATAAGTATATAATTCGGCAAATGGAGGACTAAATACACTCAATCCAATACTTTCATTTGGTACATTTTTAATTAACTGGATACAATCACCTCTTTGTATTGAGTACCATTCATTTTTTACTTCTTTATTATCAAATTCATTTACTTTCATAATTTTACCAGCTAAATTAAGATTAACTGCTTTTGCCATTTCCTCTTGCATAATTTCAAATTGTTTTTGTTTTGCATCTATTGCATGTTTTACATTAGCCATTGTATCTGTTGTTATCAAATAAATATTTACTTCGTTTTTTTGACCAAAACGATAACTTCTTCTAATTGCTTGATATAAACCTTCAAATGAAAAATCTAAACTTGCAAAAATTTGATTTCTACAGTTTTGATAGTTCATTCCAAAACTTGCTATTTTGGTTTTGGTTATCAATATTCTAAATTCATTATTTGCAAATCCAAGCAGCTTGTCTTTTTTCCATTCGTTACTATCACTACCTTTAACTTCAACCGCATCAGGAATTAGTTTTTTAAGTAGTTCTCCCTCCTCGTTTTGCTTAATCCAAATGATAAAATTTTCATCAGGCTTTTCATTTATGATTTTCACTACTTCATCAAGTCGATCTACTATGGTTAATCTTAATTCTTGATTGAAGTTTGTTGCAGAAATAATTGCATCGTTGAATAAACTGCCGTTATCTCGCTTTAATGTTTTGATTTGATTTTCCAGCAAGTTCAACTTAGGCAAATCATATCCTATCATTTCAAAACCAATATCGATAGGTTTGTTTAACATTATAGCCCAACTTCCTATAAACTGATAAAACATCTTTACAGCGTGTCCTTTTAACCTCCATTTAGCCGTTTCCCCTCCATCGTGAACAAAATACATTGCTAACATCTCATTTCTGCTCATAACGTCTAAAAATTCACTATGATTACCTAACTCCATTGGATCATTTGGGGATGGAGTAGCAGTACAAGCTAATTTATAAGGTGTTTTTATAAAATTATCAATTATTTGTTTTTTGGTAGCACCTTCAAAATTTTTTAAAATGCTGCTTTCATCAAGTACAATACCACTATAAATTGAAGAATTAATATTATCAATCTGCTCGTAATTTTTAACATGTATATGTGTCATGTCAATACCAAATTTTAATCCCTCTTGTATTGTTTGAGAAGTTACTGCTAGAGGTGCCAAAATTAAAACTGGTTTATTAGTAAATTTATATACTTGATTTGCCCATTCTAATTGCATTAATGTTTTACCCAATCCACAATCGGCAAAAATCGCATACTTACCAGCTTTTAAAGCACGTTTAACAATAAATTTTTGAAAAGGAAACATAGCCTTATTTAAATTACTATCTTCAATTTCAAATCCTGATAAAACGTGTGTTTTTTGTTTTTTGTTAATAAATTCTAAATACTCCATTTTTTTAAGTTTAAATAAAAAACCCCAAAATCAGAAGCCTCTACACTTCATCATTCAGGGTTTTAGGTGATAATCACCATAATCTTGCATACAGTAGAGGATGTATGGTAAAGCTATTGCTTTACAGTTACAAATATAATACTTTAATTATTTTGCGCTTCAATGCAAATTGTATTTATTTTTTCGATTAGTTCTCTGCGCTTTTCCAGTGGCAAAGTAGATAAACCAGCTACCGACCTACCAATGTTCTCGTACATTATGTCAATAGCATCCGCATCATCTCGCAAAAACTTGCTAAAATATTTAAGCAAAATTCTCATTTCACCATTGGTTTTAATTAGCTGTGGCATTATAGGCTTTTCAGTGTCTAAATGATAAATATATGCTTTATGTGGCATTATGGAATCTATCCATCCCTGCGCCATGTGCAAATGACCTGCAATGTTAGAAAATGCCGTGAAAATCTCTTCTGTAATACTGGGTTGTGTTGTCGTTTCCATGTTATTTAAAGAATATAAATTTTAGGTAGTTAATCAAAGATATAGCCGTTCTTTTCAAAGAAATTGACAAGCCCGAATAGTTTTTGCTCTTTTTTTTTAAAGCTGTTTCTTTGCGCTTTAACTCGGCTTCAATACGCACTTGTTCAGGTGTTGGTAGCAGTTCCGATTGGATACGGTGAAACATAACGATCGTGGACTTAACTTGTCCAATTTTGGCTTTCCCGATATTAGGGGAAATGTAATCATCATTAGCGGCCAGCATCATATTGTGCGTTAATTCCATTTGATACTTTAAGCCATCATACAAATAGGTAGCATTTCGACCTACAATTTTTAGATTTTCGATTTTCATAATTTTAAAATTAGTGCAAAGGTATAGGGGAGTGGTGGGATGTTTGGTCTTAGTTCCCCTATCCTCTGCGGTTTTATCGTTTAAATTTAGGATTTCCAATAATTGATTTCCATTTTTCTTTATAAATAAAATCAACTACTTTTTTTGGTGTTTGATATACAAACAATTTTTCTAGTGCTGTTTTTAAATATATACTTGTTTCCATAAATTTTATCGTTTAAATACTATCATGGCGGCATCCCTGCCATGCTCATTGGTTTTACTATCGTATCCAGTCAACTTGACAAAATAATCGTGGCTAACTTTCTTAAGGTTACCTTGCAATTTTGTAGGCTTGTAAGGTATAGAATAATCATCCAAAAACTCGACTATGTGGCGATAGGTTTGCTTTACAGCACCAGCACCTTGCAACCTTGCATCACTTGCTTTTTTTCCACCAAAACTTATCCATGTATTTGGGTTTTCAATGTACACCTCTATACTATTTGTTCTCCAAGCTTTTAAGGTATCGAATAACTCATGCAAAGACAAAGAACAACAATGCGTAAGTTCAGCTAACTGCCTATCGTAAATTGCAAAGCCACAATTAATGCCAGGATCTATACCTACAGCGTACCTATAAGAATGCATATTGCCCATTTTCATCTATTTGCATGTAAGGTCCTTCATCTTCATTCCTTAGCTTCCTCAGCGTAAACTTATCCGAATGTTGAGGATATTGAGATATAAACAATCGAGTAAAATACGGGATAAACGAGTTATTTATTTTGAAATTGCTGTCATTTGTTTTAAGGTAGTGCTCCCACCTTATGACCTCGCCTATCAAATAAAATGATAGTTTATCTCGACCCATTTCAATAGCCTTAAATGCAAACTCTTTAAATCTACTATACACTATCGGATTCTCTCGATTGTATTTCTCGAATGATTCCCGAATGGTTTGACCAGTTAATGCTTTGTGATTCATAGCTAAAATAATAATTGTTGTTTTAAATTTGATTTTCCAATAATTCCTCTTGCTGTGTTAAATATGGTTAGTCCTGCTTCATAATCTACCAGGTTACGAGCAATTTTATCAAGTCTTTGACTCCCTTTGTATTTTGTAAAATCATAATCATGGAATTCTGACAATTGTTTTATGTCTCCAACTTCTATCATATTTTTGAACATTTTTCTTTGTCCTATATTATTTGGCAAATTAAAGTTGCACCAATACAAATGGCGACCTATCTTTTTTGCTGGTAATAATGGCTCATAATAAGGGATAACATTTTCAACTACATATTTGCCATCAAAATAATTTTCCAAAAAAAGTATTTCTTCATATAGTTTTAAATCAGGATATAATGGAATAAAATTATCTCTGTTTTTTTGACTTATTCTTACTCTGCTATGGCTCGGACAAGGTGGCGAACTCCATATAAAATCAAACTCCTTAAAGTGTTCTAATAAATATTGATGCGCATCGGCAACTATTACCTTATCATTAGGAAAACGCTCTTGGTACATTCTTGCTAATTCAGGGTCAAGTTCAACTGCTGTTACTTCGCAATCTGTCCATTTGTACCTGTTGCCGCCAAGACACGCATAAAGATTTAAAACTTTAAAAGGCTTTTTCATTAGTTTAAATCATTTTCATAGTTTATACATCCGTTCCAATCAGGATTGCCGTTGCTTTTGCATGGTATTTCCTCAACCAATATTCCATCGACTTTGCAATATCCTAAGCCGTTTTCGTTGCAGTATTGTTGGGCAGTGGCAAAGGATATGCCAGGCACATTTTGCCCAGCATATCTTTTTAACTCGCCATCTAATGGGCTGATTGCCCAAATACTTGTTGTAAATATTTTCATGTTAGAATGGAAATTTGTCAGTTAATTTTTCTTCAGGCTTCCAAGTATCGACTTCGACAGAATGTGTCTTACCATATTGGTCAGGCTCACGCTTGCCAACTACTTTTAGTTTGATGTACTTTTTACCGTTTTTGCCTTCGGTAATAAACTCTTTTGGCAAGTCCGATAAACATACGCTTATGTTTACAATGTCAAATTTGTCGGCTTTTTTGCCACTACCACAATAGATTCTGTTTTGCTTTTCCATTTTATTATTTGTTTAAGGTGTAAAAAAATTCGTTTTCTAATCGATAGATTGATTTGACATTAAAGATGTTACTAGCATCAGAAAGGTATCTGTATTCAACACCAATTTCTAAATCGAAAAAGAATCTATCATAATCGATAATCTCAGCTGATTTAAGCATTTCAATCATTTCTATTTTTTTTGAGTGCCAGTTGTCAACAGCCTGCATTATTTCATCTTGTATTAGACTATCTTTAGGTAATTCCAATAGCTTTACTCTGCGTTCCAATTTGATTGGAAACTCTTGCCAATCTTCCATACCAAAGGTTTCAGGCTTGGTGCAATAGAATAGCAAGTAGCTTGTATTGGCGCCAGTAGCAATCATCTGCATTTGAAGTTGGTAAACGTATGCCCTCTTTACCGAACGCACGTTGCAATAGAAATTAAAAGGCGAAGATGGACATTTAACGTCTAAAGGCACATCACCTATTAAGACATCTGGCGAAGCACCACAACGGTTATCTATGGCAATGTATTGGTCATACCAAATGGAATCGGCAAACAATGGCTTAACTGCAAACTCAAAAGCGTTATATTGGTTTGTAATGCCGTGTCGCATTTCAGCGGTTTCAATTTTTTTATTGATGCCAATTTCACGCATGGCCAATTCCAATACATAGCTTTGGCAAGTTTTGGTTTTGCTCTTATCGGAAGGGCATAGCTTATGCACACTGCTTGCCGAAATTGCACTTTTGGGTTTCTCAATAGTTTCCATAATTATTGACACAAAGATTTAAGTAAAGCAGTCTGCTCATCTGACAATTTGTAAGCTGAAAATGCACGTTCTAATACGGCTTGTTTGCCTTTGGAATCGGCAGCCATTTTGGCAGCATTGGTCATTTTTTCAAAGGTAGGCATGTCACATTGCTTTTTGGCTTCTGCTTTCGCTTCGGCTGTTATTGTAGGCTTTATATCCTCTTTGCCATGCGTGTTGGTAGCATCGCTGTCCTTTGCATCATCAAGACTTAAAAGCCCATTAAGTGCAAATTTGCGAGCGTATGAACTGCTGGCACCAGTCACTTGGCTTCCATCCATACCTTTCTTACTTTCCTCTTCTCTCGCAAATGCTGTATTTGACCAGCTGTCTTTGCCGTTGGTAATTGTGGCCGTAGCTTTTACATAATACCTATCGCCCACTTGCACAATTTCGTCATTTAGCGTAACCCAAAAACCAAGTGGGTTTATGATTGGTTTTAAGGCTTCCAAGATGTCCTCGCACGAACGGTACGAGTAATTGCCAAAGTTATTCCGTTGGCCTTTGGGTGCTTTTAATTTAGCCTGAATCTCGGCAAGTGTTGTTGTGTTCTTTTCCATAGTTATAAAGATGAGTTTAAAATTGACTTTGTAAATATTACTTTTTGTATCGATTGATGGACACGAGCACCATCACGCAAATTGGCGTATAATTCGTCTATTTTGTCTTTCGCATCTTGTTGGTCAACATAAACAAACTGCTCAGGATTCATTCGATTAGAGGGGTGCAATACCTGCACCACCACTACTTCCATTAAATTGCTCATAAGGTGAATAGAAAAGATTTTTCAATTGAAACACGGGAAAATTCGCCAGCTTTTTCAAGCCATTCTTTATAGATTTTTTCAGCTTTATCTTTAGAAAGATATACAGCGTTAATTGGAGTTGAATTATGATAGTTACCGATGAAAGAAACTACCCAAACAAATTCGGGCAATGATTGATTGTTTTCCATAGTTGTATTTTTAAATTGAAGTAATAGGGTTTTTTTTGCTGTATTCCATCCCGATTGTATTTTTAATCAGGTGTTGGTGCTTATTTATGTAAGCCAAAATTAAGTTTAAATCCTCAAGATTGTAACTGCTGTCAAGTTCATATTCTATATCCTCAACTTCAACCCCCCAATCCTTTTGCATGGCATTAATATCGCCATAAGAATAGTAGAATGAACCATCATTCCATTGGCACTCGGCATGGCAAACAAACGAGTACAATCGGTTATCTTGCCAAAATGTGTAATCAATTTTAAAGGTTTCCATAGTTATTAATTTAAGATGTGAAGTAAAAATCTAGTTAACTGCATAGTTCCAAATACCATTAACAAAATGGATATTGGGAATAGTAACACAATGCTAAGTGCATCTAGTGTGTCTTTTTGTTGTGGAGTAAGTTGCATAGTTATTGGGGTTAAATGTTATGCAAATATAATACTTAAGTATTAGAATGCAATACTTTCTTTACTTTTTTTTAAAAATTTTTTTTGTCGGCTGGCTATGTCTTCCAATGCGGCCAATACTTCCCAATTCTGCAACCCAGCGTTCATGACGTTGTGAAGCCGTTGATAGGAAATTTCAGGATAAATAGCACGGACAGCACTACCGTACCTATACGGCAAATGCTTTTTGGCTTCGGCAAGCCTTTTGGTAAATGTTTCTTTGTCTTTTATCATTGGCATATCTTTAAGACTGCAAAAATAACACATAAGTATTAATTAAGCAAAATAAAGCACTTGTTTTTTAGATTGGTTTTCTTTATACCTTTGTAAAATTATAATAAGAATAGAAAATTGGGCAATAAATCTACAAACCTAGAAGTACAAACACGTGTTAATCAACTCGTTTCGCTTATGGTGCGTGGAATTACCAAGCGTTCTGATATTCTTGAATATGTAAATAAATGGAAATGGCCAGTTGAAACTATAACTGTTGATAATGTTTATATAAAACGAGCAAGGGAAGAATTTGCCGAAATAAGCAAGTATGAAGCTAAGTTTGAACTAGGCTTGTCATTAACAAGGCTTAATGACCTTTATTACCAAGCGTTAGACCAACAAGACTTTAAAACGGCACTGGCAGTGCAAAAAGAGATTAACGACCTTGTAGGCATAAAAGCAGCCGCTAAACAAGAGGTAGAAATAAAAGGTAAGCCCGAATGGCTGAAGTAAATAACCCAAATTTCAATTTTCTTATAAACGAACTGCCTAATGTACGCATAGCAGCTTTGCAAGGAAGTACTCGTTCGGGTAAGACTTTTAGCACGCTACAATACCTAATAAGGCTAGCTAATCACCATTCAGGCATGCACATAAGTATTTGCCGTGCTACGTTTCCTGCACTTAAACAAACGGTCCTTAAAGACTTTATAGAGATACTTGAGGAAATAGGGCAGTACAACGAAAGCAATCACAACAAGACCGACCAGGTTTATAACCTAAACGGCAATACCTTTGATTTTTTTAGCTTGGATGACCACAAAAAGGTTATGGGTAGGAAGCGTGACATCCTTTACCTAAACGAAGCCTTAGAGTGTGATTATAACGTATTTAGGCAGCTGGCATTGCGTACCACAGGAAAGATAATACTAGACTTCAACCCACATGAAGCCGAGCATTGGGTGTATGACCAAGTGCAAACACGTAGCGACTGCAAGACACTAATAAGCACTTACAAAGACAATCCGCACCTTTCACAAACGCAAATAGACGAAATCGAATTACTCAAAGATACCGACCCCGACTATTGGAAGGTATTTGGCGAGGGTGTGCGGTCAAGTGGTGGCCAATCGGTTATTTATAAGAACTGGGAAATAGTCAAAGAATGCCCATTCCAAACCGATAAAGTTTACTACGGCCTAGACTTTGGGTATGCTGTGAGTAAAACGGCTATGGTGGAAGGTAGGTTTAGTGGCAATAAAGTGTACATCACGGAAAAGTTATACAAAAACAGCTATACAACTGGGGATTTATTGGTATCCCTTCCCGAAATAGTACAAGATTATAGGCACATCGAAGCGGATTCCGCACGGCCTGAAAGCATAGAAGAGATTAGCAGAGCCAAGTTTAACATACATCCTTGTCACAAGTTTGCAGGTTCGGTAGCCGCTGGCATTGACCTAGTTAAAAGATACCAATTATTAATTGACGAAAATTCAATAAATTTGCAACGTGAACTACGTTATTACAAATCGGTTGTGGATAAAAACGGTAAGGTGACAGACGAGCCGTTAAAAATAATGGACGACCTTATGGATGCCATGCGTTACATGATAGAAGGCTACCACCGATTAAATGTAGTATCGCCCGTGAAAACTTATGCTAAAATGGCGCAAAGAAAACCAGTCTTTAAAGACTTTAAGTAATGGATAAAATAAAATTCAAAGACAAACTAATTGAACTACCCGAAAGCTATGAAGAGGTTAGCTTTGAAAAGTTCATGGCCTTAGCCGATTGCGAGGGAGTTAATTTAAAAGCCGTGTCAATCCTCACAGGAATAAGCGAAGAGGAGTGGTCAAGTAGCAATGACGTGGCGGCCTACTACTATTGCTTTAATAGCCTAAGCACCTGGATAGGCAAAGGCATATCCGAGATGACAGATAGAGAGGTAAAGAAACTGAAATACCTATCTAAAAATATAGAACTAACCGACATAGGCGAGCAGAGTGTAGCGCAGTATGAAGACTTAAAAATATTAGCGGCCAAATATCAAACGCATTACGAAAGCGACCCAATAGAAGCGATGAAAGATTATTACCCTTTGTTTGTCGCGATCTACCTACAGCCAAAAACACAAAATGAGAAATACGATTACAGCAAGGCAAAGGAACTAACCAAGTTTGTAAATGAATTGCCAGCACCAACCGTTATCGGAATTACCAATTTTTTTTTCACGAAATTAGTCGCATCGAGCTTTGGCATAAGAACCAGTGTCCCGAGTTCGAGTTCATGGTGGAAGAGTTGGACGCTGGGATTAAACAACTATACGAAGCGTTTGGCTTTTCAGCGACACTTGACAGCTTGGCAGGTGGCGATTTCGAGAAAGAAGACTATATTAAAGGCTTAAGTGTTTATAGGGTTTATGGAAAGATACAATACAACGCACACGTTAATAACTACAAAAAAAGGTTACACGAATTAATGCAAAGCAAATGAGTTACCTATACGTTAAAAATATAATCCAACAAACTTTTGAAGGTTTGGAATACGATGTGATGTTTGGTAGTGGCCGTGAAGCCGACTTCAATCAAATGAAAAATCGCAAATATCCTTTGGCATGGCTCGACCCTATGGTAAGGAATGCGGCCAATCCGAATACATTTGACAATTCCGAAACATGGGAAATATCTATTGTGATTTTAGTCAAAGCGGATAAAAACGACACAGCAAGCGAGCAGAATGATTTGGTAGATTTCAGCCACCAAATAGCGGACGATTTCAGGGCGGCCTTAGACTTAGTCGAAGGAGTCGAGTTTGTGAACAAGCCTAAACTAAATCCTTTGCTTAGGCATACCTTTGGAACTGACCATACGAGCGGATGTATTCTTACCTTTACCTTGGCAGCTTACGATACCTATACTTGCTAGTGGCGGGACTTGCTGACATATTGCAGGAGAAGTTAGGCGGTGCTATGGAAGCGATTAAACGCAACATGGATTCGAGTGATTTTAATGCTACAAACAAAACAAAAGACAGTTTAGCGTTTGAAGTAACTGAGGATGTTGGAAGCCTTACGGGTATCATCTTTGGCAACGCTTCCTTACAATGGGCTGAGACTGGAAGGCCACCCCGTACAAGTACAACTGACAGCGGCCTAAGCGATAAGATACTTGTTTGGATGCAGGCTCGCAATGTAGGTTCTAATTTGACAGAGAAGGGGCAAAAGAACTTAGCTAGGTTTATTACACTAAAAATAAATACGTTAGGCACTAAGCTATTCAGAGAGGGCAAAACAAGGGATGTTTATACAAGCATACTTGAGCAAACCAAATCCGATCTTGAAAAAGAAATAGCGTTGTTTATGGAACAAAGCATAATTACTACATTTACCAAAACATTTCAATAATGGCACTAACAGTTATACAGCGACCCGATGCTAATTTATACGTAAACGACCCACCTGAATACCAAGAGCAACCGTACTATTATTCTAGGTGGTCGGCTGCTTTTTTGCCGTTGGTGTACAAAATAAGCAATACTAAATTCCCAACAAATGAAGAGGATGGTGTAGACGCATATACTACCGTTACGAATAGGCAAGGCTATGCACGTTTTAATTTAGTAGTCACTTATGAAACCTATGTAGTTGGGGAAAAACTAACGGTAAGCGGTTCGGTTTATAATGGTGTTTATGAAATTAGAGAGGTAGGTACTAACTATGTGACCTTAGATGTAGCATTTACAGTAACCGACACTGGCACGGTAGTAAAGTATTACGAAAACTATTCGACATTAATTAAGCTTTACGCTGGTGTTCCTGAAGGTCATCCTTTGTATGCTACCGACCCAATGACGTATATCGGTACATACAGCATCGCACCAAACCTGCAAAACGTAGCTATCATTGATATTGCGGATTTAGTAAAGCAAAAGATAAGCCAAAATAACGATATAAGCGGAACTGGTAGGCCAAACGATTTAAACGCTTGGACTAGCTTTTATATCGATTTTGCAGAAACTTATGACGTTTATGAAAATAGGATTCCTAGTACGTTTATATCAAGTTATACGGTAGACAATTTGCAAGGCATTACACCAATTAGCATAACCAACCCCGATTTTACTAGCAATCTAAACGGTTGGAGTCAAATAAAAGGCGTTGGAAATAACAACTGGATATGGGATAGCGGTTCGGCTAAATACCCAAGTACAGCTGTTGAAAGCTATAGCAAAAATTTATATCAAGAAATTAACCTGAAAAAATCAGTACCTTATAAATTGATATTAAACTACGAAATTGATAATGTACCCGATGCTGGTGGTGCTATTAATATTTTTGCTTCCAATTCATTAAACCCAAAAAGAGCAGATGCTATTTATTCAAAACAACAAAACGTAACGGATTTATCTGAAACAAAAACTATTTATTTTACCCTAAGTGCAGATATAAAATACATAATAATACAAGCGTGGACTTCAAATAAAAATGTAGTAGTCAAAGTTCATTCAATCGATATTGAAGAGGTAGGTTTAAATTACGATGTAGCCTATATTTTTGCGTCTAACAGCACACGTCAATTCTACGACACTATAACTAAGAAGCGCAGCATTTACGGTGGTAATATGGCTGAGTACGTGATGAACTACAATGAGCAAGGCATATTAGGTAAGTTTCTTACACGCTTTGAAAAGCCTTTGTTATTCCCTAACAACTACTTTGACATTTCGGCTATACTTCCACAATCGACACTAGACATTCCTTTTACTGAAGATGGATTGCTTTATCGTGTACGTACATTGGATACAAATGGTGAAGAAATAACGGTAACAGATACCCAAATTGTAAATAACGGGGATGGTGTTTATAGGCTGCGATTAGATAACAAGATAGCGTCGGGAGTAAAAGGCGATGTACAATTAATTCGCACGACTACAACTCCACAAAAAACAGATATGTACATTAAAAGTACTAACGGTGATGTTTATTGGTCAAATGACAATAATTCATTTGAAGATGACACGATTGCAGATTATGATATTTATGCCGTAGATGTATATGATTATGGCAAAGCAATAATAAGCGCATGGGATACTATAAGCGGTACATATTACAGAGCATTTTATAAAATTGATAATGGTCAATTTACATTGATTGATACCGATACAAATGCTACAAATTACTTTTATAAAACTTTAAAGGCATTTGATGAAAATAATTTTGTTTCTTTAAGTGTAGGAGTAGGATTGACCCCGACAGAAAATCAATTTCTTGGTTATTATAAAAATGGATTTAGAAGGGTAAGTTTGTCGGGTTATGAAGTTACTTATATAGATGCTGCAAGCATAACAGAAATTTACATCCAAGGCAGGCCAACAACACAACCAGCCGCAGGCATTTTAAAATATAACGGTAGCAGTATAGAAAACTGGTATCAATTTCCATTTCAATCTAATGTAAATGGTATAAAAACATTAAAAGTCGCATTTGGATATGTGTTTATGGTATTTGATAAATCAGATTCAACTACATGGCTTGCCAAAATAAATACATCAA